ATGGCCGCTCGTTCGATGAGATTGCGGGCGCGCGGGAGGCCGCATGAAACAGAGCCGGAGCATGTCCATGGTCGAGGCGGTCGCGAATGTCGCCATCGGCTTCGGCGTGGCGATCGGAACGCAGTTTCTCGTATTCCCGCCGTTCGGAATCGAGATCGCCGCCGGTTCGCATCTGGCGCTGGGCGGCATCTTCACCGTGGTGTCGTTGGTTCGGTCCTACGCGCTTCGCCGCCTGTTCGAGCGCATCCGCGTGAGGAACAGCTGATGGGACTGTCGCAACGCGCCTATGCGCGCCATCGAGGCGTGAGCGAGATGGCCGTGCGCAAGGCGATCAAGTCGGGACGCATCACGCCGGAGCCGGACGGCACGATCGACCCGGAGAAGGCTGACCGGGAATGGGACGCCAACACCGATCCGGCGCAGCAACGAGGAAAGCGGACGCAGGCTCTGGGCGCAAAGACGCGGGTGAAGACGAAGCCGGTGCCGAAGGCGGCGCTCCGGGCGGTCGACGAGACCCTGGGCGATGCGCCCGCAGGAGACGGCGAGGTCTCGTTCCTGCGCGCAAGGCTGGCCAACGAGGTGCTGAAGGCGCAGACGGCAAAGATCAAGCTCGCCAAGATGAAGGGCGAGCTGGTGGACCGCGAGAAGGCCACCGCCATGGTGTTCGACCTCGCGCGGCGCGAGCGGGACGCCTGGCAGAACTGGCCCCCGCGCGCGGCGGCGGACATGGCGGCCGAGCTCGGCGTGGACGCGCACACGATGGAGCAGGTGCTGGACAAGCACCTGCGCAAACAACTGGCCGAGCTGGCGGAGATCGAGATTGAACTTCGCTGACTTCGACGGCGCGGAGGAAATCCGCCGCGCTTGGCTGGCGGGGCTGGCCCCGGATCCGGCGCTGACCGTCTCGGAATGGTCCGACCGGCACCGGGTGCTGTCCTCGCGGGCCGCCTCGGAAGCCGGGCCGTATCGCACGGCTCGCACGCCCTACATGCGCGAGATCATGGACGCGCTGAGCCCGAGCGATCCGGCGCGCAGGATCGTGTTCATGAAGGCGGCGCAGGTCGGGGCGACCGAGGCCGGCAACAACTGGCTGGGATACTGCATCCACCAGGCGCCGGGGCCGTTCCTGCTGGTGCAGCCCACGGTGGACACGGCCAAGCGTCTGTCGCAGCAGCGGATCGCACCGCTGATCGAGGAAAGCCCGGAGCTGCGCGAGCGCATCTCGCCCGCGCGCTCGAAGGACAGCGGCAACACGATCCTGGCCAAGCGGTTTCCGGGCGGCCAGCTGGTGCTGACCGGGGCGAACAGCGCGGTGGGACTGCGCTCGATGCCGGCGCGATGGGTGTTTCTGGACGAGGTGGACGCCTATCCGGGAGACGTGGACGGCGAGGGCGATCCGATCGCGCTGGCCGAGGCGCGCTGCGCCAGTTTCGGGCACCGGGCCAAGCTGTTCCTGGCGTCCACGCCCACGATCACCGGTGCGAGCCGCATCGAGCGGGAGTATGAATTGAGCGATCAGCGCCGCTACCACGTGCCCTGCCCGCATTGCGGCGCGCTGCAATGGCTGCAGTTCGAGCGCCTGCGCTGGGAAAAGGGCAGGCCGGAAACGGCACGCTACATCTGCGAGCACTGCGAAGAGCCCATCGACGAGCGGTTCAAGACGCAGATGATGGCCGAGGAGAACGGGGCCTGCTGGCTGCCGACGGCGGACGACGAAACCCGCGCACGGGCCGAGGCCGCCGGGATCAGGGGCTACCATATCAACGCGCTCTATTCGCCGCTGGGCTGGCTCGGCTGGGCCGAGATCGCCCGCAAATGGGAAGAGGCGGTCGGCAACGACGCGGCGCTCAAGACGGTCAAGAACACGATCCTGGGCGAGACCTGGGCCGAGAAGGGCGATGCGCCGGATTGGGAACGGCTCTACGAGCGGCGCGAGGACTGGCGGCTCGGCACCGTGCCGGAAGGCGCGCTGGTGCTGACCGCCGGCGCGGACGTGCAGCGCGACCGCATCGAGATCGACGTCTGGGGCTGGGGGCGTGGCCTCGAGAGCTGGCTGGTCGATCACGTGGTGCTCGACGGGGACACATCTCGGGAAGCTATCTGGCGGGAGATGACAGAGTTTCTCGGCATGACATGGGAACACGCGAGCGGTCAGCAGATGGCGCTGGCGCGCATGGCGATCGATACCGGCGACGGCGTGACCACCAGCTCGGTATATTCCTGGGTGCGCGCCGTCGGGCGCGGGCAGGTGATCGCCGTCAAGGGCGTCGGCGGGTTCGATCGCTCCACGCCGGTCGACGGGCCGTCATACGTCGAGGTCACGGCGGCGGGGCGCAAGCTGAAGCGCGGGGTGCAGCTCTGGAAGGTGGCGGGCGCCGTGTTCAAGAGCGAGACCTATCGCTTCCTGCGCCTGCCGAAGCCGACCGAGGAAGAACTGGCCGAAGGCTCGGGGTGGCCTGCGGGATACGTGCACATCGCCAAGGGCACGCCCGCCGAATGGTTCAAGCAGCTGACCGCCGAGCAGCTGGTGACGATCAAGACCCGGCAGGGCTTTCAAAAGCTCGAATGGCAGAAGACGCGGGAGCGCAACGAGGCGCTCGATTGCCGGGTCTATGCCCGCGCCGCAGCATGGCTCATGGGAATCGACCGCTGGGACGACCGGCGTTGGGAAGAACTCGAGGCGCAGCTGGCCCCCGGCAGGGAGGAGAGCGATCCGGCCGGGGTTCCTGTCCGTGCGCAACGTGAAACGTCCCGGCGTCGCAGTTCCGACTGGCTGGGCCCGAAACGACGGGGGAACTGGTTCTAGATGGCCTATTCGCAAACCGAACTCGACGCGCTGAAGGCGGCCTATGCCCAGGGCATCCTGCGCATCACATACGAGGGCAAGACCGTGGAATACGGCAGCGCCGACGACCTGCTGCGCCGTATCCGCATGATCGAGGGCGAGATCGAAAGCGCGGGCGGAAAACCTCGCCCGGTTGCCGGCTTCGCGGCATTCAGGAGGAACTGATGGGACTGATCGGCAACGTGCTCTCATTGCTGCGCCCGAAGGCCGGGAAAGGCCGTGAGCGCGCTTACGACGGAGCCGCGAAAGGGCGGGGCACGGACGGGTGGGTGAGCGGAAACACTTCAGCCGATGCGGAAATCGCCGTTGCGGCCGATCTGCTCCGCCAGAGAATGCGGGATCTCGTCCGCAACAACCCGCTTGCGGCCCAGGCCGTTCAGGTTCTCGTCAACAATATCGTCGGGACCGGGATAGAGCCGCGCGCCAACACCGGAGACGCCGGACTTGACCGGGAGGTGGATGCTGCATGGCGGCGCTGGGCGAGGGCCGCGGACGCACATGGCCATACCACGTTCCAGGGGCTGCTGACCCTCGCGGTGCGCGAAATGCTCGAAGGCGGAGAGGTTTTCGCGGTCAAGCGGGTGCTCAGAGCGAATGCGCGCGAGAAACCGGGGGGAATTCCCCTGCTGATCGAGCTGCGCGAAGCGGACCATCTCGCGGATGATCGATATTCCTTCCCGGCCAACGGACCCAGAATCGTGAACGGAATCGAATACGACGGCTCCGGGCGCAGGGTGGCGTACTGGATGTATCGCGACCACCCCGGCGATCATTCGACACCCGTGAACATGAAACCGGTCAGGGTTCCTGCCGACAAGGTCGCGCATCTTTTCGAGCGCCAGCGCGTTCAGAACCGTGGCGTCCCATGGGGGACGCCCGCAATCCGCTCGATCCGGGACGTCGGGGATTGGCAGAATGCCGAGCTCGTGCGCAAGAAGACCGAGGCCTGCCTCGTCGGGATCGTTTTCGCGGACAACGAGGACGACATGGCCATCGCGCCCAAGGTCGAGGATGCGGACGGCAATATCGTCGAGCAGTTCGAGCCCGGTCTGATCGCCTATGCCCGCGGAGGCAAGGACATCAAGTTCAATCATCCTTCGCCCCACGGCGGGGTTTACGAATGGCACAGGGTGCAGCTGCATACGATCGCAGCCGGATTTCGGGTGCCATATGCGCTGATGACGGGCGATCTGAGCCAGACGAACTTCTCGTCGTCCCGGGTCGGCCTGAACGAATTCCGCAGGATGGTCCGCCAGCTGCAGTATCAGACAGTCATTCCGATGCTCTGCGAACCGATCTGGAAATGGTTCATGGAGATGGCGCAGGTGGCGGGAATCCTGCCGCCGGACCGCGAAATAACGGCTACCTGGACGCCCCCGCGTTTCGAGAGCGTGAACCCGCTGCAGGACGCGCAGGCGGACATGCTGGAGGTCAGGGCCGGGTTCACCACGCTGCCGGAGCAGATCGCCCGCCGCGGCCAGGATCCCGAACAGATGATCGGGGAATGGGCCGCTTTCGCCGAAAAGACGGATGCGCTGGGCCTCGTGTTCGACAGCGACCCGCGCCTCGTGACCAAGGCGGGCCTCGCGCAGGCCACCGATCCGACGCAGCCCGGCGACGACCGGGACAACAGGCAACAATAGGAGCGAATCATGGCGAAAGACATGCTCAACCTGCCCGTGCTCGGGCGGGAAGCCACCGTCGTGCCCGGTGCGATCAACGAGGAGGAACGGACCATCGAAGTGGTTTGGACCACCGGCGCCACGGTGCGCCGGGCGCGCTGGGAAGGCTGGGATACGGTCGTCGAGTACGACGAGGAACTGATCGTCTCGCCCAATGCCGTCCGGCTCGAGCGCCTCGACGACGGCGCGCCGTTTCTGGAATCGCACAATTCGTGGTCGCTGGGCTCCGTGCTCGGCAACGTGGTCCCGGGTTCCGTGAAGATCGAGGGCGGCGAGGGCCGGGCGACGATCCGCCTCACATCCGCCCCCGATGCGGAATCCGTCGTCCACCGCATCCTCGAGGGCTCGGTGAACAAGGTCTCGGTGGGCTACCGCGTCCACAAGTACGAGATCGAGAAACGCGACGGCGAGCGCGAGCTGTGGCGCGCCGTCGACTGGGAGCCATACGAAATCTCGGCGGTCGCCATGCCCGCCGATCCCGGAGCATCCATCCGCTCGGAAGATGCCGGGCGTGAACGGCTCCACCCCTGCGCCATCATCCGGCGCGACACCACCCCCGCCCCTGCGGGTCAACCGAAAGGACACGTCATGACGAAGAAGAAGCAGGCGGCAGACGGTGCCGCCGACACCCGCGCGAACGATGCGCCCGATCAGCGCACGGCAATTGCCACCGCCGACGCAGGCCGGAATGCCGAACCGCAGCAAGCCCCGACGCAGGCCTCGCCTGCCGGCGGCAATTCCGCTGCCGCGATCGAGGCCGAACGCCGGCGCGCGAGCGAAATTCTGACGCTCTGCAAACGCCATGGCCTCGAGGACAGGACCGAGGACATGATCAGGCGCGGGATCTCGCTGGATGCAGCAAGGAGCGAAATCCTCGATCATCTGGCGGACGGCGATCCGTTCGAGGGCCGCACCGCCCTGCCGGCGCAGGCACGGAGCAGCGGTGAAACCGATAACGCCTATCGCGAAGCCGCCGCCACCGCGATCATGCACCGGGCGGATCCTGGTCTGGTCGAAATGACCGCCGATGCGCGCGAGTTCCGCGGCATGACGCTGCTCGAGCAGGCGCGCCATGTGCTCGAGCGCTGTGGCGTGAGCACCCGCGGCATGAGCCGGATGGAGCTTGCCCGCGCGGCCCTTCAGAACCGCGCCGGTTCCCTCGGCACCAGCGATTTCGCGGCGATCCTCGCCAATGTCGCCAACAAGACCCTGCGCCGGGCGTATGAAACCACCCCCCGGACCTTCACCGCTTGGGCGCGTCGCGCCACGATCGTCGATTTCAAGCCCGTCGACCGGGCCCAGATCGGCGGCGCGCCCGATCTCAAGAAGGTGCTGGAAAACGGCGAATATTCCTACGGCGCCGTGACCGACGGCAAGGAAACCTATGCCCTCGCCACCTATGGGCGGATCGTGGCGATCACCCGTCAGGCGATCATCAATGACGATCTCGATGCGCTCACCCGCATCCCGATGGCCTTCGGGGCCGCCGCCGCGGATCTCGAAAGCGATATCGTCTATGCGATCCTGACCGGCAATCCGACCATGGCGGACGGGAAGGCGCTGTTCCACAACGATCACGGCAATCTTGGCACCGGATCGGCGATCACGGATACGGCGCTGGCCACGGCGATGCGCAAGTTCGGCCAGCACAAGGGGCTCGAGGGGCGCCCGATCACGGTGCGGCCGAGCTACATCCTCGTGCCGCCCGGGCCGCGCGCGCTCGAGGCGAACAAGCAGATGACCTCCGTAACCCCTGCCAACGCATCGGACGTCAATCCCTTCGCCGGCCGCATGCAGGTGATCGAGGAACAGCGGCTCATCCCCGCGAGCGGCAACGATCCCTGGTTCCTCGCGGCGGAACCTTCGCGCATCGACACGGTGGAATACGCCTATCTCGACGGACAGAACGGCGTCTACACCGAAACCCGCACCGGTTTCGAGATCGACGGGGTCGAGATCAAGGCCCGGCACGATTTTGCCGCGAAGGCGATCGACTGGCGCGGCCTGTTCAAGAACCCCGGCGCATGACGATTCCACCGCCATCCCGCATGGGGTGGCGGACATCCTCCATTGAAAGGAAAGACAGATGAAGAACTATGTTTCCCGCGGCGACAACGTCGCCGTCACCGCCCCCGCCGCGCTCGGCAGCGGCGATGGTGTGCTTGTAGGCTCTCTGTTCGGCATTGCCTCCGGCGATGCCGCTGCCGGCGATCGCGTGGTCATCGCGACCGCCGGCGTCTACACCCTTCCCAAGGTCGGCTCGCAAGCATGGGCCGAAGGCGTGAAGGTCTATTGGGACGACACCAACAAGCGCTGCACCACCGCGGCCACCGGCAACACGCTGATCGGCGCGGCCGTGGCTGCCGTCGCCGGCGGGGCGTCCGACACCACCGGCGTCGTGCGCCTCAACGGAACCGTCTGACCGTGGACCCGCTCCCCGGCGCCCTGGCCGCGATCTTTCGCAATCCGATCATGGCCAGGGACGCCACGATCTATCCGGGCGGCACCGGGCCGGGCATCCCTCTTCGCGTCATCGCCCGCCTGCCCGACGAGATAACCTCGTTTGCCGGCGCGCGCGTCGTTTCCGACACGCTGATCGTGGACATGCTCGCAAGCGATGCCCCGGATCTCGCCGCCGGCGACAGGATCGACATGAACGGTGCTTCCTACATCGTCCAGGGCGAACCGGTGCGCGATGCCGAGCGGCTGATCTGGACGGCGGAGCTCGTGGCGGCATGAGGATCACGTTTCGCAGCGAAGAGAACCTGCAGGCAGCGCTGCATGACGAGTTCGTCGCCGGCGAGAAGGCCGTTTCGATCGCCATGGACCGCGCCGGGCGCGCCATCAAGAGGGATTGGCGCGGACAGATCCGGGCCGCCGGCCTCGGCCGGCGGCTGGCCAATACCATCCGGAACCAGCGTTACCCCGAGAAAACCCACAGCATGGATGCCGCCGCGCTCATCTGGTCGAAAGCCCCCGAAATCGTCGGCGCGCATGAACATGGCGCTCTGATCCGCTCGAAGGAGGGCTTCTGGCTGGCGATCCCGATAGATCGGGTGGCCAGGCGGATGCGGGGGCCAAGACACGCACGCATAACCCCGCACCTCTGGGAAGAACGGACAGGCAAACGGCTGCGGTTCGTCTATCGGCGTGGTCGTCCCTCGCTGCTCGTGGACGACGGAACCCAGCGCCAGCGCAGGACGTTGGACCATCTCGGCTTCGTCGCGTCACCGAGGCGCTTCAGGAAGAATGTCGTGATACCGATCTTCATCCTCGTGCCGCAGGTGAAGCTGCCAAAGCGGCTTGATCTGGCGCGAAGCGCGGAGCAGGTGGCGCGTGCGGTTCCGGCGGCTATCGTGAGCAACTGGAGATAGTCCATGGCAACCACCCGCGAGAACGTCCTGCAGGCGCTGTTCGGCGTGTTGCAGGGCGTGCCCGGCGCCACCGTCCTGCGCGGCGAGGTGCTTCCAGAACGCGTGCCGGCCGGAGGGCTTCTGATCCTGCGCGACGGCGAGCCTGGCGCGCCGGAGGTGACGCTCTCGCCCCTGCGCTACCACTGGCAGCATCGCGCCGAGGTCGAGGCGATCGTGCAGGGCAAGACCCCGACCACGCGCGACAGCACCTTCGACGCGCTCGCCGCCGCCATCGGCACGGCTCTTGCCGCCGACCGGACGCTGGGCGGGCTCTGTGACTGGTCGGAGCCGGACGCGCCGCAGCCCGTCGATCTGCCCATCGAGGGCGCGCAGGCGCTCAAGGCCGCGGTGATCGCGGTGACGCTGCATTACACGACGAGCGATCCGCTCGCCTGAAACGACAATCGAAAGGACTGACACATGGCACGCGCACAAGGCGCGCGGTCGCAGCTCGCGGCCGCGTTCGAGACGACCTACGGCACCGCGCCCGCAAGCGGCTTTTTCCAGATGCCCTTCGCCCGCTCGTCGCTCGGAGCGGATCAGCCGCTCCTGAATTCCGAACTTCTGGGCTACGGGCGAGATCCGCTCGCCCCGGTCAAGGACGCGGTGACGGTCGATGGCGATATCGAGATCCCGATCGACGCCGAAGCCATCGGCTTCTGGCTGAAGGCGGCCTTCGGCGCGCCCACCACCACCGGCACCACCAACAAGACCCACACCTACACCTCCGGCAGCTGGTCGCTGCCCAGCATGGCCATCGAGGTCGCCCTGCCGGAGATCCCGCGATTCGCCATGTATACCGGTTGTGTGCTGGATGAACTCCGCTGGACCATGGAACGGCGCGGGCTGCTGACCGCCACCGCCAGCCTGGTAGCCCAGGGCGAGAACGTGGCGACCACCACGGCAGCGGGCACGCCGACCGCCTGGAACCTGCAGCGGTTCGGGCATTTCAACGGCTCGATCCTGCGCAACGGCACAAGCCTCGGCAATATCGTTTCAGCCGACGTGAGCTACAAGAACAACCTCGATCGCATCGAGACCATCCGCTCGGACGGCAAGATCGACGGGGCCGATCCATCCATGGCCGAGCTGACCGGCCGGATCGACGTGCGCTTCGCCGATACCGTGCTGATGGATCAGGCGATCAGCGGAGGCGCAGCCTCGCTGGAGTTCTCCTGGTCTCTTTCCAGCACCGTCAATCTCAAGCTGACCGCGCACAAGGTCTATCTTCCGATCCCGAAAGTCGAAATTCAGGGGCCGCAGGGCATCCAGGCGAGCTTCGACTGGCAGGCGGCTTTCGATTCGGGCGCAGGAAAGATGTGCACGGTCGTCCTGAAAAACCAGATTGCGAGCTACTGATGATCAGACTGGATCTTTCGACGGAGCCGAAATGGCTCGATCTCGGCCGCGGGGTGCGGGTGCGCGTGCTGCCGCCGCTGAGCGCCACCGCGGCGCAGGTATGGCAGGAAATGGCTCAGGCCGGCGCATTCGAGGACGATGGGGAAATCGACGCCGGCGTCCTCGAGGCGAAAGCCTGGGCGCGGCGCGTGATCATCGATTGGGAAGGCGTGGGCGATGCCGAGGGCGAGGTGCTGGAAAAACCCGCCCCTGCGCTCATCGACGCGCTGATGGACGTCCCTTGGGTCTATCTGGCCTTCCGGGCCCTCTATCTGGCCCCGCTTCACGCGCTGGAATCGGAAAAAAACGTCTCGTCGCCCTTGCCGAATGGGAGTTCGGCGGGGGCGGAGGATACTGCGAAAGCTGTGAAGGCGTCTGCGAAGAGTGCCCGCGCCGACTGAATGCCCCGCAGTCGCATGAGGGGCAGCAGGTCTGGGATCTGGTGGGGCGGCTCGGCGGGCAGCTGCGGGTTTCTCCCGCCGGCGGCGTCATCGGCTGGGACATGGGCGCGGCGCTGGCTCTGGCCGGGGCGCTGGGCGTCGATGCACGCGCGGCCGGCCATCTGCTTCCGCCGATCGAGGCGGTGATGGTGCGCGCCATGAATGAACGAAGCGAGGAATGATCGAAGGACGGTGTGCCCGGCAGTTGCGGACTACGGACGTGCCAACTGCAAGCGCGCCAACGCGAGTTCCTGACGCGACCGGGCCTGTCAGAAATAGGCCACGTGGTTCGCAAGATCAAGGAGAGGACTGATCCATGGCTGAAAAGCGCGTCAGCGTGCGGATCGACGCGACGGGCGGCAAGCGGGTAAGGGCCGAGTTTCGCGGAATCGGCGAGGATGCCAAGCGGTCATTCGCGCTGGTAGGTCGCGAGGTCGACAGGCTGAACCGCCGCCTCGGCGTTCTCGGTCGCACCTCGCGCGGCTCGCGCAACGCCCTGCGCAATGTCGGGCTGCAGCTCAACCAGGTCGCCCAGCAGGGTGCCATGACCGGCGACTACCTGCGCGCGCTCTCCATCCAGATGCCGGACCTGCTGCTGGGCTTCGGGGGCCTCGGCATCGCCATCGGCACCGTGGCCGCGGTGCTCGGGCCCTTCGTCGTGGACATGTTGGACGCTGCCGACACCGGCAAGAAGCTGTCCGAGACGGTCAAGGGGCTCGATGGGGCGGTGTCGGCCTATGCCACCAGCGTGAAGGCGGCAGCGGCGCCCACCGACGAGCTGGTCAAGAAATACGGCGATCTTGCGGGCGAGGCGCGCGCCCTGCTGATCGTTCAGCGCGATCTGGCGAAGCTGGAGGCGCTCGACAGCATCGCAAGGGGCTTGACGGCAGCACGCGAGGCGCTGGGCGATATCGGAACGGTGACCTCCGGTGAATTCCGGGAGGCGGCAAGAAAGGTTGCTGCCCTCAAGACCGAGCTCGAACAATTGCGTGCAGAGCAGAGGACCATTCTCTCCGAAGGTCTTGGTATCGGCGACAACGCGGTCAGGAACATCCGGCTGCAGGCACGCATGGCCGAAATCCGTGAAGCTCTGCTTGCGCTGGGCAATTTCACCCGGCCGGTCAACGACCTGAGCAGCGCACTGGGCATTGCCGCCATGGATGCAAACGAACTGGCAGCCGCCATGGCCGACCTGCGGGATGCGAAAGGCATCGAAGAACAGGCGGTGGCGCTCGAGCGACTGCGCGAGGCCTACACCGCGGCGCTGGGCGGCGTGGAGAACATGACAGCCGAGCAGCGCACCCTGCTGAAGCAGCTCACCGACGCCGCGCTCGCCACGATCCGGTTCCGCTCGACCATGGACGATGCATCCGCCTCGGTCGGCGGCGCGGCGGCGCAGGCGACGACGCTCGCAGACGAACTCGCGCGTGCCGCCGGCAACGCCATGTCGCTGGTGGGCCAAAGCCTCTCGTCGCTGCGCCAGAGCGAGATCCGTCTGAAATTCAAGGACGACCCTGTCGGGCAGGCAAGGGCGCTGGCCGGGGCGCGGTTCGATGCCAGCGTGGGCGACGTGTCCGGCGCAGATCCGATCCTGCAGGAAGGGCTGCGTCGCCAGCGTGAGGCTTATATGGCCAATGCGGAAGCCGTGGCGCGCAACCAGCAGGCGCTGGCCGCATGGAACCGGGAGCAGCACCGCGCCTCCGCCGGGGTTCGCGCCACCCTGAAAGCGCTCGAGGAACAGGCCACCGGGCTGGACGCGGCCAGAGAAACGCTTGCCGCCTATGCCGAAAAGGCCGCCGATCTCGGCAAAGGCATCGGCGAGAGCCTCGTGGGGGCGTTCCGAAGCGCGGAACAGGCCATGGGCAACTTCGTGCGCACCGGAAAGCTGGAATTCCGCTCGCTGATATCCTCGATGCTGGCGGATTTCGCGCAGCTCTCGGCCCGGAAGTTCATCCTGGGGCCGCTGGCCGAGCGCCTCGGTGGCGCCCTCGGCAAACTCGCCGGTAACCCGGGCCTCTTCGCCAGCGTTCTGCATTCGGGCGGCGTGGTCGGCGCCGGCGGGCCGACACGGGCGGTCCCCGCCCTGGCCTTTGCCGGCGCGCCAAGGATGCACAGCGGTGGGTGGGTTGGGCTCAGGCCCGATGAGGTACCAGCGATCCTGCAGCGCGGCGAACGAGTGCTCTCGCGCCGCGAGGTGGCCGCGGGCGTCGGTGCAGTCCCGGTGAACATCACCATCCATACCCGGGACGCCGAGAGCTTCCGCCAGTCGCGCGCCCAGGTGGCGGCCGACATCGCCCGCGCCGTGGCGCTGGGCCGCAGGGGGATGTGAGCCATGGCTTTCCATGAAGTGCGGTTCCCGGACGACATCAGCCGAGGCGCCCGGGGCGGCCCGGAGCGGCGCACCCAGATCGTCGAGCTTGCTTCGGGCGACGAGGAGCGCAACGCCAGCTGGGCGAACAGCCGGCGGCGCTATGATGCGGCCTACGGCATCCGCCGCGCGGACGATCTGGCGGCGGTCGTCGCCTTCTTCGAGGCCCGCAACGGCCGGCTCCATGGCTTCCGCTGGAAGGACTGGGCCGATTACAAATCCTGCCTGCCGTCGCAAGCGCCAGCCCCGACGGATCAATACGTCGCGACCGGAAGCGGCTCGAAAACCGTCTATCAGCTGATCAAGGCATACACCTCCGGATCGCAGACATGGACCCGCACGATCACGAAGCCGGTTGCCGGCTCCGTCAGGATCGCGATCGACGGCGTGGAGCAGGCATCCGGCTGGAGCGTCGACACCGCAACCGGGATCATCACCTTCACCACGGCTCCGGCTTTCGGAGCGACGATCACCGCCGGCTTCGAATTCGACGTGCCGGTGCGCTTCGACACCGACACGCTCGACGTCACTCTCGACATCGAGCGCCTCGGCTCGATCACATCCATTCCCCTGATCGAGGTTCGTGCATGACAATGAGAATGACAGATCGTGGCTTTCTGGCTCTTGTCCGGCTCGAAGGGGCCATGCCGGGCCCATTGTCATGCTGTGCTACTAACGTGCGCATGCTTGGCAGTGAAGCATGTTGGTGTCACTATGGCGGTGATCCGCTTCGGGAGGAACTGCATGGAGCGATACAGGGGGAACTGGCAAAAAAAGCGGCACGCGCGGCTGATGGCGGCGCGCGCGGAACGTGCTGCGACCGGAGTCGGCCTCGACCCGACCATCGAACGCATCAACACCTTGGCCCGCGTCGCACAAAGAAGCTGGTTTGCGCTCCTTTCCTATATGGCCTATGTAGGCATTACCTTGATGGGTGTGAAGGACGAGGATTTCTTTCTGATCGAGAAACAGACCGACCTGCCGCTGATAGGGGTGACTATCCCGACCTTCCTGTTCTTTGCAATCGCTCCGCCGTTAGGTGCCGCGCTGTTTATGAATCTGCACCTGTACCTGCAGAAACTGTGGGAGGCACTGGGAGATGCCCCGGCGACATGGCGCAACAGGCCACTGTCGGATCTTGTCTCGCCCTGGCTGGTGATCGATTTCGCGCTGACGCGAAAGGCCCGCGCGCTGCGGCCAAGGCCGATGCGTTGGCTGGTGCATCTGCTTGGCTACATGCTGGTCTATATCGGGGCGCCCTTCGTTCTGTCCTTCTTCTGGTGGCGGTCGATGCCGGCACACAATCCCTTGCTGACACTGCTGATCTGCAGCGTGGCGCTGGCCATGAGCCTTTATATCGCGCTGGTCAGTTTGCAGCAGCTGAACCGGCAGGTCGGCGAGCGGCAGGGCCTGCGAACCAGCGGGGTCTGGGCGCTAAGCATTACGACGTTGGCCATCTTCGCGGTTGGCTGGTTCCGGTCGGTGGAGCCAGCGGGGACGTACCTTGATTCGCTGGCGCTTCGCTATCTTGAATGGCGCGATGCAGAACGATTGAAAGCGGCCGATACAGCGGGGAAACAAGACATTCTGGATGGGCACAAAGAGTCCGTTGCCGCCTGGTTCTGGAATAAACCGCCGTTTTCCATGGCCGCTGCCGATCTGCGCAACGCCAATTTTGCTTACCTGCCCGAGAACTGGAGAAATTATGACGAAGAGCGCGCCGCCTCTCGCGCGGCGTTCTGTGACGAACGGGAAATCCCCAAGCTGGTCTGCGAAGCCTTTGATCGGGGGGACTTACCTGACCCTGATATCGTGAGGCCGATGCGCCTAACCTATTGCAAGAACCGCTTTGGTGCAGAACACGCAGATCTCCCGATCGACTGCGAGCGGCTGTTCAAACGGTTTTCCGAAGAACTGGAACGATACCAGGATGCACGGTGGAATGCGGCCTTGGCCTCCTTTCCGTCCCGCGACCTGTCTGGAGAGGATTTCCGCTTTGCTTATCTCCGGGGGGCGAAATTGCAAAAGGCGAACCTCAGCAGGGCAAAGATGCAAAGTGCGTTCCTATTCCTAGCAAAGATGCAGGGGGCTGACCTCAGTGAGGCAGAAATGCAGGGCGCGCTCCTCGCTGGAGCGGAGATGCAGGGGGCGGATCTCTGTGGGGCAAAAATGCAGGGGGCGTTCCTCGACCAAGCTGAGATACAGGGGGCGGACCTCTACAATGCTAGAATGCAGTATGCACTCCTGAGAGCAGTGGAGATGCAGGGCGCGATCCTCGTTGGAGCGGAGATGCAGGGGGCGGACCTCCGTAGCGCTAAGATGCAGGGGGCGGACCTCAGTGGCGCTAAGATGCAGGGCGCGATCCTCGTTGGAGCGGAGATGGACGACACAACTAACCTAGGGGGAACCTTGCTACGCGGTGCTGCCGTCAGTGAAGTCGATCTTTCTGAGGTTACAATGCAGCAGGCACAATTGGAGAGCATGTTAGGAAACCAGACGGTGAAAATTCCTCATGGCCTGACTAGGCCGAAGCATTGGCTGGTGATCGAAGATGAGGATCCTTTCGGCATCATATTCTTACGAAAATGGAAAGCATGGCAGAGAAAGCTCGGCTTTGATCTCAATGCTGAAATGTCCGGTTCTGAGGACAATGACGGTCGGACCTGCATTGTCAAAATCGTGGATTGATCCGGGTGCCGCGGCATGCGGAACGCGCGGAAGGTCATATAACGCACCAAAGGCGGCAGGGCGAGCCGCAGCCGGGGGCATTGTGGGCCGGTAAAGCAGACACCGTATTGTGAGGCGACGCAAAAACGCCAGGCAGGTCGTGGGTGCCGCTCTGGTGATGGCGATCGCCCACCGTGAGATCGTCATGTTCTAGCTTCATTCCCGTGCGTCCGGAGCGAGTTCCGGACGATCAGACACTGTCCACCCTTGCAAACACGATATGCCACCGAACCATGAACGATGTGTAAATCCGATGGCCCATGTCAAGGCACGCCTCGCCCGGCCACCTGTGGCCACTGTCGCGGAGGTTGCCGCCCACGAAGGTGCGCTGGGTCACCAAACTCGACGAACACAAGAAGGGAACCTGTCAATGAAATCTCTCTCGCCTGCCCTGCAGAACCATCTCGATTCCGGCGCCACCACACTCGCCTGGTGCTGGCGCATCACGCGCGAGGACGGGCAGGTTTTCGGCTTCACCGACCATGACCGCCCGCTCACGTTCGACGGCACGACGTTCGAGCCCGAGTCGGGCTTCACGGCCTCGGAGATCCGCACGGGGTCCGATCTGTCGGTAGATGCCCAG